GCCAGCAGCCGAAGGTCGTCCGAGACGCGATCGACCGCCTGGGCTTCATGCCCGACAACCCCGACAAGATGGCGGGCGGCGACATTTGGTTCCGCATGCGCCAGCAGCTCGGTGAGAATGAGGCAGCAGCCGCGATGCGCGAAGCCGGTGTCCCCGGCCTGCGCTACTTCGACGAGAAAAGCCGAGGCGCTCGGATAAAGGGCCTGTCGCCAGAGCGGACCCGCAATTTCGTTGTATGGGACCAAGATGTGCTTGACCGCACGAAGGTCTTGCAGCGCAACGATGAGACGTTTGAAGCGGCCCCCGGTGTTCCGGCGATAGGCCTTCTTAACTCTAACAACGACAGCCGCCCCGGCGGTCTCGATTTTTATGGAATGTACAGCGGAGGGGTGATCTGATGGTTGTGCCTTTGGGCCTGCTTAACACTACGCCGACCGTGCCATATGTGTTCGGATCGCCCGCACGACAGGGGCTAATCGCCCAGTATCTTGCAAACTATCCGGGGGCAAACAGCCAGTTTTTGAGCGCCGAACAACCGCCAGCGTTCGGAGTGACACAGCCGCGCGGTGACTACGTCGCTGTCACGCCTTATGTGCCGGAGCCGGTACAGCAGCCGGTCTACAGAGAGCCACGATACCGCCGATCAACACCGGACGAAGCTCCGATGGATGCGCCGTCGTTTAGCATGGACATTGCTGACGCCAATCCGGGGACTTACGGCTACAGCCCGCTTTCCGATGCAACGTCGCAGGCGGCGATGGACGCCTACAGTATGGGCCTCGACATGCAACAGACCGCTTATTCTCCGGCGGACCTCGCGAGTGTTGCAGGCCAGCAAGCCGCTGCAAATTACAAAGCAGCGCAGCCCAGCATGCCCTCATTCAGTGAAATGACTAGCCAGCCGGTAGGACAGACGGTCAATCAAGCACTGGACGCCTTTACAAAGCCAACAGCGATGCTTGGCACAATGCTTGGCATGGCAACCGGCATACCGGGGACGGGTTTTGCGCTCGATAAAATGGCGGAGATGAACCTGTCCAACCTTGCTTACGACAGGGCGATGGAGATGCAGGGCGTTCCCGGCTACTCGACGGGCCAGATTGGCGGTCAGGCGTTCTCGATTTCGCCGGGTCCGTTTGGCTTCGGTCAGGTGTTGAGCGGGGTTGTGCCAGACTACTTTGACATCGATATGGCGCAGGCGATGCAATCAGTCCAAGAAGGCATTGACCCGAATACGGGCGACACGTTGTCCGGCTTTACCCCCGGCGTCGGCGGCTACAATTCCGCAGGTAATTTTGTGGATAGCTACGGCAATGTCAGCGTGTACGGGACAATGGGTAATCTGGAAACCCTCGCAAATCAGCAATTTGATGGGAAGGTTGCGGCTGCGCGCAATGCCCTGTCACTAGCGCGTCAGGGTATAAAGCCTCTGATATTCAAGAACAGAAGCATCTTCGATTATGAACCAGACCCGGATGGTGGTTTTGACGGCTTTGGCGGCTTTGGCTCCGGGGGCGTAGACGAAGGTGCATTCAGTGACGCGGTGACGACTGCGACCTTTGACGCGTTCGGCGCAGCTTTTGACGATGCCTATGGCGGTTATAGCGGACTCGGCTCTGGTTTCGGGGCGTCTTTCGACGACGGCTACGACGGTTTCGGTGATGCCGGTGACGCCGACGACGGTGCGGGTCTAGGCGGCGAGGACGTATGATGGACGCTGAACGCCGCGCTGAACGCGCCGAAGCGCTTTTGCGCGATGAATTACTGAACGAAGCATTTACCGCAGTAATCGAGACTTACCTCGACCTGTGGAGAAACAGTGACCCTAGTGAACAAGAAACTCGTGAGCAGGCTTTCCAGCTTGTTCGCGCGGTTGACCTTGTTAAGGGTCATCTGGAGTCGGTGGTCAGCACCGGCAAGCTGACGCGGGAGCAGCGTAAAACTCTCGCCTGATGGAAGACCCAACGTCGTGAGGCGTCGGATTCCCTTTGAAGGAGGCCGTAATGGCAGACGACAACGAAACCGTTGTTGAACCGCGTGCGCTGGACATTAACAGCGCAACGCAAGCGATCACTGGTATTTTAGACCGCCAAGACGCGATACCTGAAGAGCCAGAGGTCGAAGAGTTAGAGGCGGAAGCCGAAGACTTTGATGAAGAAGGCGAGTACGACGCTGAAATGGAAGACCTTCCTGACGACGAGGAAGATTCCGAACTCGCCGAGTCCGACTACGACGAGCCTGAAGAAGAGGTCCAAGACCAACCTCGTACATTCTCCGTGAAAGCAAACGGTGAAATGTTAGAGGTGACGGAGGAGGAGCTAATCAAAGGCTACGCGCGGCAGCAGGATTATACGCGCAGCAAACAGCAAGTTGCCGAGACTCAACGGCAGTATGAATCGCAACTTGCCGAGATGCAGCGTGAGCGCGAACGCATGGCGCAGACGCTCGACGCTTTGGAAGCGAACCGGAATGATCCGGTGCCACCGGACGAGGCTCTCAGAGACCTCGATCCCACTGAGTACCTCTTGCAGAAAGAGGCTTACGAAGAGGCACAGAAATCACAGGAACGCGTACAAGCAGAGCGGCAACGTTTAGCTGAACAGCAAAATGCTGAATATCAGCAACGTCTCAAAGAGATGCTGGTCGATGAAAACCGCAAGCTGGTCGAGAAAGTCCCGGACTGGAGCGATCAGGAAAAGCGACAGACAGAAACCCGGCAGATGATGGCGTATGCCAAGGATGCCCTTGGATATACAGAGGAAGAGCTAGGTCAAATCTTTGACTCTCGACTGATCCACGCACTCCACAAGCTTTGGAAGTACGAGGAAGCCGCGAAGCCGAACTCTAAAGCACGTCGCAAGGTTAAGAAGGCTCCGAAGGTCGTCAAGTCGGGTGCCAGACAGCCAGCCAATCAGGAACCGAGGCGGATGCAGCAAGCGAGAAAGCGTCTGAAACAGAGTGGCAGCGTCAAAGACGCGGCTGCACTTCTTTATCAAACCCTTGAATAGGAGTTTCAGCAAATGGCTGTACCCACAAGCACTTTCCAGCGCCATCAGGCGATTGGTACCCGCGAGGACTTGGCAGACGTCATCTACGATGTGTCGCCAGAAGATACGCCCTTCATCAGCAACGTAGGCAAGGCGCGTGCGTCGAACGTCCTGCATGAATGGCAGACCGACGTTCTTGCTTCACCTGCTTCGAACCAGCAGGTTGAAGGCGATGATGCGGCCAACAACGCCGTCACCCCGACCGTTCGCATCGGCAACTACGCTCAGATTCTGTCGAAGACCGTTCAGGTTTCCGGCACGCTGGAGCAGGTTGATGCTGCCGGTCGTCGTGGCGAAATGGCCTATCAGATGGCCCGTCGTGCAACCGAACTGAAGAAAGACCTCGAATTCGCCCTCGTGCGGAATCAGGCGTCTGCGGCTGGTTCGGCTTCGACGGCTCGCGTCATGGGTGGTCTTGAGTCCGGTATCTCCACGAACATCTCCAGCGGCACGTCGGGTTCGACCACGGCGATCTCTGGCGCAACGTGGACGGCACCGACTGACGGCACGCAGCGGACCTTCTCGGAGGCTCTGGTGAAGTCTGTCATCAAAGACATGTACACCAACGGCGGCGACCCCAAGGTCGCTATGGTTGGTCCTGTCTCGAAGCAGAACTTCTCGGGCTTCGCTGGTATTGCTGCCAACCGCTACATGGTTGGTGACGGGCCGGGCAAGATTGTCGGGGCGGCTGATGTCTATCTCAGCGACTTTGGCGAGACCGCCATTATCCCCTCGCGGATTCAGCGTGATCGTACTGCGTTCATTCTTGATCCCGAGTATGCGGGGGTTGCTTACCTCCGCGACTTCCAGACGAGCGACCTCGCCAAGACGGGCGACTCCGAGCGGAAGCAGATCGTTGTTGAAGCCACCCTTGAGCTTCGCAATGAAAAGGCCCACGGCAAAGTTGCCGACCTGACGGTCTAAGTATTGGGGGGAGGGCTTCGGCTCTCCCCTCTCTTATTAACGTCGAGAGACGTCAGTTTCCCTTAGATGGATTTTTTTTATGTCTGATATCAAGCGGCTGCTTAACGTCGACCCTGTGACCAAAACGCAGGAGGTTTTCCACTACGACTGGAAAACCGACGACACCTATATCCAGAAGGTGCAGGACGTCGAGCCGATCTTAGAAGACAACAAGATGTGGCGGAACGACATCAATCAGCGGAAGCAAGACTTCCGTCGTGTCGCGTCGATACCGTTGAGTGTCTTTTACTCAATCCCGCGCGAAATCCGCCAAGACGGCAAAGAGCTACGGAAGTGGCTTAACCGACCGGAAAACGCAGCCTTCAGGACGTGGGAAGGTAGCGTCTGATGGCTCTCAGCACATTTTCAGACTTGAAGACCTCGATAGCGAATTATCTCGCTAGAGACGATCTGACCACGTACATCCCCGACTTTATCACGCTCGCTGAGAGCAGGATAAACAAGGACGTTCGGTCGCGTCACATGCTGAAACGTGCGACCACCGCTACCACGGCAAGTGACGACACGGTGCTGCTTCCAGAAAATTTTCTCGAAGCTAAAGACATGTTCGTGCAGGGGTCTCCAAAGACGCCCCTGACTTATGTAACGCCGACGCATTATGCCGGAATATACGGTGGATCGAGCGTCGGAAAGCCGAAGGTGTTCACCATTATTGGTGATGAGTTCCGTTTAGGGCCAAGCCCGGACAGCGCCTACACCTTGGAAATTCTCTATTACGAGCGCGTTCCGGCTCTTTCGGACTCTCAAACGACTAACGACATTATTTTCTACCACCCCGAACTCTATCTGTACGCGGCAATGGCGGAAGCTGAGACGTTTCTACAGAACGACCAGCGCGTGCAGATGTGGGCGGCTCTCTATCAGAACGCTCTGGCCGGTATGCAAAAAGTCGAAGAACGCGAACAAATCTCAGGCGGATCGCTTCAGATGCGGTCTGTTTATTCTTAAGGAGCGCAGACAATGTCAGCAATGAGCAACTTTCTCGAAAATGAAATCCTTGATCACGTGCTGTCGACGGGCGCGTATGCAATGCCGTCGACAATCTATCTCGGCCTTTCCACCGCAACTTTTGATGAAGACAATTCCGGTACCGAGCTTTCTGGTTCTGGTTATGCCCGCCAGTCGATCACTTTTGCGGCTGCAAGTAGCGGGTCCGCAAGTTCCAACGCAACTGTGACATTCCCGACCGCAACCGGATCGTGGGGGACCGTGACCTCGTGGGGTCTCTTCGACGCGTCTTCGAGCGGGAACCTTCTGATTTACGGCGACTTTACGACCTCAAAGGTCGTAGGAAACGGCGACATCCTGCGAGTGAATAGCGGCGACATTACGATCACGGCTGCGTGATGGCTGTCACTCTCGACCAGTTAGATGCCTTCTACCCGGTCCTCGACACAGCCGCCAACTATCCTCTTGATGATCCGTTTTGGCTTGGTCTGGAAATTCACGAACCAAGTGGTAGTGCCGCTCTCGCCGTAACTAGCACCGCTGATGCTAACTACACAGCCACTGTAATTGGCACAGCAACAGGCGCGTTTTCGTTCGCAGCAAACGCAAACTGCACAGTCTCGGCGTCTTCGACGGCAGATATTGCATTCACGGCAAGTGGCTCGTTCCAGCGTGTGCGGACTTTGTCAGCTAGTGCGGCCACCGCAATTACGGAGAGCGCACAGTGTCTTATGACGTTTTCGGCAAGTGGCGCAGAAGCGATTGCAATCACCGAAACCGCGAACTGCAACACAACGCTTTCCGTCGCGGCTTCTGTCGTGACTGCGTTCACCGAGAGCTTGACTGCAACGCTCGACTCGGAAGTTTGGGACGATAGCACGACGGGCGCGGAGACGTGGTCGGCTGTTTCGTCTGGTTCAGAGGTGTGGACTGAGGTGACGCTTGGTTCTGAAACGTGGAGGAAAGCGGCTTAATGGCGCTCATACCTTTTGCTGAGTGGACGCCCGACCTTGCGGACGTTGTTTCCGGCATGACCGTTGCAAAAAACGTAATTAGCAAGGGTAACTCTTACGCGCCTTTTTATCAGCTGAACCCCGTCACGGACGCCGCTACTGACACACTCCTTGGATTGGGAGATGGCAAGTCATCGGGAGGAACAACTTTCGCCTTCGCGGGTGACAGCGGAAAACTGTATCGCAACGCGTCAGGAACAATGACGGATGTTTCTAAAAGCGGGGGGTATTCAACAAGCGCAGACGAGCGCTTTCGATTTACAGCTTACGGCGACCGCATGATTGCCTCGAACTATTCGGATGCGATTCAGTCATACGTGATGGGAACGTCGTCCGCGTTTGCTGACCTCTCCGGGTCTGCGCCGCGTGCTCGCTCTATTGCCACGGTTCGCGACTTTTTTGTCTGCGGAAACGTGTATGAAAGCGGCGATTACCCGACGCGCGTCCGCTGGTCGGCACTTGGCGACCCTACTAATTGGACAATATCGACAACAACGCAGTCCGACTATCAAGACCTGTACGAAGGCGGTGAGGTGAGAGCCGTCGTCGGTGGTGAGTACGGCACCGTCTTTCTTGAGGACGCTATTTACCGCATGACCTACGTCGGCGCGCCGATCATCTTCCAGTTTGACCAAATTGCGAGTAACCGAGGGCTTGCGGCTCGTGACGCGTTCGCATCTTCGGGCGGCACAATCTTTTTCTTGGATAGGGATGGTTTTTATGCGCTGACCGCGCAGGGGATTGAGCCAATCGGTGCCAACAAGGTTGATCGTTTCTTTTGGAGCGACGTCAACACCAGCTTTTTGAATAAAATAACCTGCGCCGTTGACCCAGAAAACAAAGTTGTGATGTGGGGTTACGCGACCCGTCAATCTACGACGGGAACGCCAGATCGCATTCTGATCTTTAACTGGCGCGATGCTCGTTGGACATACGCCGACATAGATCACGAACTTCTCGGTCAGACCCCGACAACGGGTTACACGCTGGAACAAATGGACAGCATCGAGGCGTCCTTAGACGATCATATTACGTCGTTTGATAGTGACCTGTATAAGGGCGGATTGATCCTTATTGCCGCTGCAAAAGACAAAAAAATACAGTCTTTCACTGGCAGTGCTTTAGAGGCAACGCTGGAAACAGCAGAGTCCTCGCTGGCGGACAATCGGAGAGCAATGCTGCGCTCTATCCGTCCTGTCGTTGATGGCGGCACGTTGTCTATGCAAGTAGCGGTGCGTGATCGTGCAAACGACGCTTTCGCGTTTGGCGCGTCTTCCCCACAGAACTCGGCGGGGTTTTGTCCCTTTCGCGCTGAGGGCCGGTATCACCGGGCAAGGCTTAGTATTGCGGCAGGTGGTACGTGGTCAAACGCGGTAGGCATTGAGATTGATGCCGTCGCTGGCGGCATTCGATGAGCGGCTATTTTCAGACGCTTCCGGTTGAGGGTAGCAGCAACCCAAGACAAGTCGCGTCCGTTGTTCGCAACATTATGGACGGGAAAATTAACGCGACCGGCACCGTGACACTCACGGCGTCGAGCGCAACCACGGTGGTGACGGATAATCGGGCAGGTGGCGACAGTGTCGTTTTGTTTATGCCGACAACCGCCAACGGTGCGGCAGAAGTGCCGACGATGTATGTGAGCGCCCGCGCGAAACAGTCGTTCACGATTACACATGCAAATAACGCGCAAACAGACCGAACTTTTTCATACGTAATTTTGGGGTAATGCCATGAGCAGTGATGGCGGACGCAGAGAGCAAGTTGTAAACACGGTTTCGAATAGTGAGCCTCCGGCTTACGCGAAACCATATCTTGAAAGTCTGCTTGAGCGCGCAGACACGGAGTATGGTTCGGGTCGTCCCAGCTATTTCCCGAACTCAACGGTTGTTCCGTTCTCGCCGCAGAGCGAGTTGGCCTTGCAGATGACCGAACAAGAGGCGCTTGCTGGCTCGCCCATAACGACTAACGCGCAGAACCTTGCAAACCGCACCATCATGGGTGACTTCGTGATGGCAAATAACCCGTACTTTGAAAGCGCGTTTAACGCAGCGGCTAATCCCGTTATCGAGCGCGTGAGCAGTCAGTTCTCCAAAGCCGGTCGTCTGGGTTCTGGCGCAAACGCCGACGTGCTTTCCCGGTCCCTCGCCGACCTATCTGGTTCCATGGCCTATAAAAACTACGCCGACGAAAGAGCGCGCCAGATGTCGACAGCGGGCGCGGCACAGGGCTTCCGCGATATGTCGTTCGCTGACCCGGCTCGAATTGCACAGGTGGGTGCTGCCCGCGAGCAGATGTCGCAGGCGCAGCTTCAAGACGAAATTAATCGCTTTAACTTTAACGAGAACGTGGAGCGTCAAAAACTACAGGATTACGCCGCGCTGGTTCGCGGTGGCACGCTTGGCGGCACGCAAACGACGCAGCAGCCGACGTTCTACAATCCCGCAGCTAATTATCTGGGCCTTGGTCTTGGTGCGGCTGCGTTGGGGAACTCTCTACTGCCCGGCAGCGGAGGTTTGTTAGGGAGGATTGGTCTGTGAGCATTTTTGATGTGAGACCCCCGCAGGTTGGCGACTTTATGAACAACAACCTGCCGCAAGGGAACTTCAATCCTTTCCCGGCGACGTTAATGAACGTTCCGGGCATGACGCCGAAACCAGCGCCCGCTGCAAACGACGTTTACGGCTTGCTAGGCGTAGACAGGAACAATGCCCGCACAATGGGCCTCCTAGCCGCCGCGTCGGCGTTTCTGGATGCGGGTGCTGGTGGTCGCAACCCCCAAGACGCCTCTCTCGGTCGTGCCGCTGGACGGGCCGCTCTGGGCGGTATGGGGGCCTATCAGAACGCCCTTAAAGCTGGCCTTGCGGAAAAGGTTGCTGGTTTGCAGGCGCAGAAGATGATTTCAGATCAAGCCGCTGCAACGCGTGACACGCAGTTAGCGCAGAAGTTGGGAATACCAACCTCCGCTTTGCCTACTTATTACAAAGCCGCAATTGAACAGCAGTTTCCCAAGCAGCAATTCATGACGATAACGGAAAAAAACGCGGCTCAATACGGTTTCACTCCTGAAGAGGTAAAGGAGGCTCGTAAAAGCGGAAGAGCGTTACAGATAAATCGTTCTGGGGAGGTTAAGTCTGTCGCGATGCGTCAGGTTCCTCTTGTGAATATGGGAGGTGAAAGCACCTTTGATAAGCAATTTGCGGGCACTCAAGCGAAGGATTTTGCAAAAATAGAGGAAGCAGCAAATCAAGCTGATGCCACTAAACAAACCGCACAGATTGGGTTTCAATTGCTGCCTAAAGAAATGGGTCCGGGTAGAGAGTTAAAAAACCAGATCGATAATCTTATTCAAACGGGGCAAAACCTTTTTGGTATAGAAGTTGATCCCGCTAGAACCGCACGGATTACCGACTTTGCTTCGTACCGTACATTTTTGACCGATAATTTGCTTGTAAAACTGGCTTCACAGAAAGGGCCACAAACTGAACCGGACGCGCAGAGAGCAAAGCAGGCGTTGTTGAGCGCAGAAAACCCATTACAAGCGAACAGAATTATTCGTGACTATCAGATTGCCCTTGCAGACCGCGCAGTAGAGTACCGGGATTTTCTTGCAAAGCAGGTATATGCCGCAGAACCGAAGGACCGAAGTAAAGCGTTTAGCCAAGCTAAACGCGATTGGTCTGCCTTTATAAATAGGACGCCGTTGGTCGCCCGAATTGAGCAAAACGGTAAAACCAATGTTGTGTTCATAAATAAATATATAGAAAAAATGGCTGCTGCAAATCCAAATTTGAGCCGAAATGGAATTTTAGATCAGTGGAGGATTCTAGTTAAAGCGCAGGGGCGTAAATAATGGCTGATCAATCGTCGGGAATTATTACACCATATTTGGGAGATGACACCGAAGAGTCCTTTACCCCATCAGCAGTCACCCCGCAAAGTGTGCAACTGGATAATGGGTCTTTTATGGAACGAGCCGCAGATACTGTCGGCGGCACTCTGACTGACGCTTATGAATTTGTATCTGGTGAAAGCCGTCGCGAGCAGGACTTGCCAGAGCTTCCCGGTCGGTTCTCGAAGTTCCTGCCGGGTGTAGGTGAGCTTTTCAGCAATATGTCGGTAGCCCGAAATGATGCAGGCAAGGCCGACATATTCAAGCAGTTCTATCCCGACGCGCCGATGCGGACTGACAAGTTCGACAACGTAATCGTCAACTTGGAAGGCAAAGACTACTTCTTAAACGCACCCGGTCCCAGCGCACAGGACGCAAGTGATCTTTTGGTCGGCACGGCATACGAGATGTTTGGCGCGCGTGCGGGCGGTGGGCTTGGAAAGCGTGTCGGAGGTCGCGTCGGAGATATTGTGGGAACCGGTGTCGGTGCCGGTGGCGGTGTAGTGCTGCAAGATGTAAGCGCACAGGAAGCCGGTAGCCAGCAACCCATCGACTACGAAACGGCAGCAATGGTTGGTAGCACGGGCGCGATCATGCAGGCCCTAGCGCCGGTTGTGCGGCGTATGACGAAGGGTATGCGGAACGTTTATCGAAAGGCTGTCGGCAACCCCCAGTTTTTCAGCAACGGAACCTTTACAGAGGCAGGCCGCAAAGCGCTGCGTGACGCGGATATCGACCCTGACGACATCTCTGACACACTCGGACAGTATTTCGAGCGAGAAGGCCTCGATCTTTTAGACCCGGCTGCTGGCAGGCAAGGCGCAGGAGAAGCCGTGCGGTTTGCAGAGGCTCAAACGCTTCCTGTCCCGGTTCCTATGTCAAAAGGTGATCTATCGCGCGTTACAAGTCAGCGGATGTATGAAAGCGAAATGCTAAAAGGCACCTATGGCAGGGGTGCTGAAGCGCAGATGGCTGGTTTCCGTAAAACCCAACGCGATGCGCTGATAAACAACGTCGAGATGTTGGGTGATGATATTTCTCCCACCGGGAGCGGTTTCGGTGCAGCACAGCGCACCCTCGCTGATCGTGCAGCGGCTAAAAACAGAGAGATAAGTCGTCTCTATAAGGAAGCCGACACCTCACGGGCAGGCGTTTCCGTTAAAGACCTAACGCGTGTTGCATTTGAGCTTGATGCGGGTGACGCCGCTCCGCTCGTCCGCAACAGTGACGTTGCCTCAAGAGAGCTTGACCAGTTCCGAATGCTTTTTGACGAGAGGGGTCCAGACGACGCTGTCTTGGTTAGCGAACTGTTTAAATGGAGACGCGGCGTCACAAAACTTGCCGGGACATCAAACAACCCGACAGACAAAAACGCGCTGGGTGCGCTTCTTCGCAACTTCGACAATCAAGCCAAAAGATTGGCTGAGAATGACCTTGTGCTTGGCGATCCGTTTGCGCCGAAAAAGTGGCTCGACGCCATCCGGGCGCGTCGCGAATATGCGGACGAGTTTGAGTCCGATAGATTTTTGAAGCGTATCCTTGAGACGACAGAGGGACAACTTGATCGGACGCCGGAGGAAGTCAGCAACATAATACTCGGGTCC